AAACATCTATATAGTTTCTGAACTTATCACCTGATTCAGAGTTGAAATGACTATTATCTAAACCAAAGAAGTCCGCAAGAATCTGACGACCATTCAAGCGGGCATATTCTGCAAATGATTCTCTGTTCTTGATGCCAAGTTCACCGAGCTTTGACACAAAAGACTTGAGCTTGTCTCTGCCTTGATTTAATGCATCCTCGCGTGCTGGTGGTGATAAATTGAAGAACTTGTCTGAAACAGCCATCATCCTTGAATTGCCCGTAGACGCTATTGTCTTCTTGTAAGGTGTTTCATGTTGCGTAGGACGAATCTCGGGAACTTCTTCCATCTTCTTGACGCGCTTCTTGACCGGAATTATTTTGTGCGTTCTTTCCTTTGCTTCTTGGTAAATGTATTTGTATCCACCACTTGGAAGCGGCACGCGACGAATATATTTATGACCTGGACGTTCAGCACCTTTAACTGTCTTTATCAAAACTATATTCATTCGATTCTCTCGTCAGAAATCATCAATTTAGTTTCTAAATTAGGAACTTTACGAAGAATACTCTTGCACTGCCTCTATTACTTTATCTGCGGTCACAAAAACATCGGGATCATATTTCAAACCATCCCAAATGAAAAACTGATTGCTCCGTAAATATTTTCTAGCCTTTAACAGGTTCTTGTTTTCCCTGTAGCCAAAGATGTTAGGATCTGATAAGCCCCAAATAGCAATGCCAGGCTTGCCGACAAGATGGGCAAGATGAGGAAGAAAATTATCAACAGAAATCCAAGTATGGCACCTATCATTGATTAATAATTCTCCAATCTTTTTTAGTGGTAAATTTATTCTAAAGTCCTCAACTAGCTGCTTTTCACCTGTTACGCCTATTTGCAGAAAATCATATTCGTCTTTCAGCCCTTTAATTACTTTTTCCCAATGAGGATAATTCTTTGGGTTGTATGATTTGTCTCTAAGTTCTTTAGACCAGGGACTAATTAAGATATAGTTCTTCATAAGCCTTCAGCATGCTCCTTTTCCAATTATACTTTGTCATCCATTCATACACGCCTGTTTCTTTTACACCAAATGAGCCAGCTTCTTGCATGGGGCGCACAATAACATTATCGATACCTTGAAAAGCTTCGCCATAAACACAAAATAGAACCAATTTCTCGCATCTTTTTAGAAGCTCTGGGATAATATTCACAAACATCAAGTGATCGCCGAGACCGTGTGAAAGTGCTATGAACTTATAGCCCCACTTTGTAAGCTCTTTTCTAAATAGTTCCTCATCATGCTCCCAAAGCGCTTTATCGCTCTCTGTTCTAATACCGCCCTCTGGGTTCCTGTAGTGCCATGTTGTTGCAGATCTATCAACCAAAAGCTTATAGCCCGCTCTAAACATTCTATGCGTAAAAATAGTTTCTTCTCGATGAGCAACCTTTGAAAGCTCCATACAATAGTCTACAATATTTGTACGATATAGGAAAGAGCTATAGAGGTGCTCAACCTCATAAATGCCAACGCCTCTAGCCCATTGTAAATTCGGAAGCCTATTTACATCTAGAAGCTTTATTCCATATTCAAGTGCGTATGCTTCACCACCCGGAGTAACTACAGAACCAGCAACTGCACCTACGCCATCTTTCATGTGAAACAAGAGCTTTTCTAGAACATCTGGATTAGCTATTGTATCATCATCCAAACGCCAAACAAACTTGTAATCATCTGATGTATTTGACCGCTGATGCGCATGATGTTGACCAATTCCGGGAGTAAAAGCCACTTCCCATTTTATACCAGCAGCATCTAGATTCTTAAAGAAATATTGATATATTGGAACTTCCCGGAGATCCTTATGTTCGCCATCATCATAAATAATGAGCTTATCAGGTTTAACTGTCTGAGAAAGAACAGATGCTATAGTGAGCGGTAGTGTTGTAAAATATCGACCTTTAGTTGGTATAGCACAAAGGACTGATTTTCCATTGACTACTTCAGTTTTCTTAACCTCATTTGTAATGGGATATCTAGCCATGAGAATCTTAGTATTGCTGTCAAAATGATCATCCCAGTCAGCAAAATCATGAACAGTTGCCTCACCTCGGTGCCATATAGGTACAGAACCAATGATTCCTTCTGGACCCCTTGAATCCATTCGGCCTGCAACTGCTAATTCATATCCCGCTGCAACTGCTTTTATGCAGAAATCTGTATCTTCACCAGCTCCTTTACCAAACACATCATCGAGCAATCCTATTCGAGCGAAGACGTCCTTTTTTATCATAGCACAATAAAAAATGATAAATTCTCGTTGAATTGATGGGCTTACGGATAATGTTGGACCCGTTATACCAACTTTTGGATTCTTTTCAAAAGGTTCAAGTAACATATTGATTGCAGTGTCTTTTGTTTGTTCCAAGAAAAAAGCATCGCTATTGAGGAGTAGAACATACTCTCCTCTAGCTATTTTGATTCCCTCGTTATTAGCACGTGAATAACCCAGCGCTTCATCCGACCAAAGAAGCTTGAAAGGCGGACCCAAGCTTTGTACATATTCTCTAGTTCCGTCAGTACATCCGTTAGCAACTATAATCACCTCTTTGTCTTCAAGGTTGCAGTATTTCTGAATAGCCTCACAGCAAGGCTTCAAGCAATCCTCTAAATGATTCAGTGTCCCTATAATAATTGACACCTTTATGCCATGATTCTGTTTAGCCATTTGATCTTGGTACCATTTTGAATTCCATTTCTTACCAAGAATCAATGCATTACGATTTAACCGCTCCATCATGTTGGGCATTTGAACTATTGTTGTGCCGCCCTTATGAAATACTGATAGATTAGGAATTTCAGCAAGTTTATGACCCGCATTTGACAGCTTAATGCAAAGGTCTACATCCTCGCACGTACCATCAGCAAAAATTTCATCAAACATTCCAAATTTTTCAAAGAGCTCTTTCTTCATAATCGCACAATAGAAAATTACAAAATTTCTATCCGTTTCCATGTTATGCCGTAATTGTTTTCCGACAATACCTATCGACGGTTGATCGAGCACTGAAAGCATCTGCTTAATTGATTCGTCTCTTTTTTGCGGCAAAAATCCAGCATCATTATTCAGAAAAAGTATGTACTCCCCTTTAGCAATCTTAGCTGCCTCATTATTAGGGACAGCAAATCCCATCGGCTTATCCCACCAAAGAAGCTTAAACGGCTCGCCCAAAGACTCAACATACTGTTTTGTGCCATCTGTGCATCCATTAGCAGCTATGATGACTTCTTTATCAGATAAGTCGCAATAAGCCTTGATAGATTCTATGCAAGGTTTCAGGCAGTCTTCCAAATGATTCATCGTTGGAATGATTATTGATACTTTTATCATGCAACAACTCCTTAAGCGTTATTGTATTATTATACCACCATTATGCCGAAAGTAACGTACGCATCTCATCAAATGTAACATTTAACCGATATCTCACAACTAAATATGTCGCAAAAGTGTCAAGCGATTCCGGAACGTATTTGAGTTGTTCTCTGTAAGCTTCTATTTCATACTTCATGCGCCACTTTTTCGAGAAAAGATAAAGAATGCCATTGAAACCGCATGTTCTATAGAACTGCTTGACATGAACTAATTCGTGTTCTCTAAGCCCTTCAGCTCGTTCCTTAGATATCGTTGGGAATGTCTTTGAAGGTCTGATAAACACGAGTGGGCCGAAAGTAGTAGCACCAGCATTAGCAGATACGAACACGTTTGTAACAAAAAGAAATGCCGGAAAATGTTCATAGACCCAATAGACTTTCATGTTATTCCTTTGGAGATATAAAGAGACGATTTTTTCTTGCTGAAATAAAAGCATTTTGTTTCTTTTCCGACACAAATATCGGCTGTTGACGTGCAGAGATAAATTCGTTGAACTTTTTCTGAGCAGTAGCTAAGTCTCTGCTAATTTGTTCTGAGAGAAAAATATTGCTTTGTCTTGGAGAAATAAATTCAAACGTCTTTCCATTAGAAACGAATATAAAAGCTATCTCGTTTCTACTTATAGCGATTAAAATAGATGTTATAGCATCGCCATAAGGAATTACACCATATTCATAGTTTCCGTACATATTATTTCATCCCTCACACTACGAGCATTCCAATCCCATAATGAATCTCGGAGTCCTTATCGACGAACTCCTTGGCTGATGGGTGATTTTCCTTTATCTCTTCCCAAACTTTCTTTACACCCACGCAGTATGACTCAAAATCCTTG